CTCCCCCCCCCCATTCTTTACACTTTCCACCCCAAAGGTAAGCATCATGCGCCATCCCATCATCCGCCATTCTGCCCGCCCCGTTTACAACTTCTCAGGCATTGTTAATGCAATCGAAGAGGCGAAGAATAGGGGTCTGAAGCGTATTACAATGCGTTTCACCGACTTTATAGTCAAACCGTCGAAGCATCAGGGGAGAATGTACATTTTCTCCCACGATAAAGAGGTCAATCAGTGGGGAACTCTCAGCAATGTTTACCTCGGTTGGATTACAGCAACCGAGACCAATCTGGGTGAGATGGCACTCATTCAATCCGTACAATCCGCTGCTGCTGATCCTTACGCTGCTGCTAAATTGTATGGTCAGAATACCGGAACGTGCTCATGTTGCGGTCGGGAACTAACTAACTCCCTCTCAATCTCTCTGGGGATTGGTCCTATCTGCAGAGAGAAGTTCGGACTCTAATTTATGCGTTCGTGGGCGGCAGTTCTTTATACTCTGCCGCCCCAAATCACGAACGATTAGTATGTCTTATACATTCGTGATTGGCAGTTAAGCGATCCTTATGGGCGGGGCGGGGGGATGCGATATAAAAACCAATGGATCCCTTAATCTATAAACGACCCAGATCGACCTCTAAATATAAGACTCAAACAAAAAAAAAATTTTCCATATATAAAAACAAAAAAAGGTTTCATAAAATGAAAAAAAATTCCGGAGAAATTTTTGAGTCCATAGAGGTCGATCCAATTAGTGGAGATTATTACATCAAAATTCCAGAGCAAATCATGAACGAACTGGAATGGTACGAAGACACAAAAATTAAATTTTCGATTGAGGGCAAGGAAGTTATTCTATCCGAATCGAATTGACATCATATAGATAATAGTGTATGATATTGATGTAATCACACTCAATTATGGCTAAAGGATTCACAGTAAAAGCAAAAGCTCCCGTTCCATCATCACAGGAACAAGAATGGGACTATGAAAAGGCACGAGAACTGGTCAGAGGAAAATCGATCGTCTTTTGTCTTCCCGGCAGAGGAGTTTCCTATACTTACCTAAAAAGTTTTGTACAACTCTGCTTCGATTTGGTACAGTCTGGCGCCAGCATCCAAATTTCGCAAGATTATTCAAGCATGGTTAATTTTGCCAGGTGTAAGTGCCTAGGCGCAAATGTTCTCAGAGGACCGGATCAAATTCCATGGGACGGTAGACTCAAGTATGACTGGCAACTCTGGATTGATTCGGATATTGTCTTTAATACCGAAAAATTCTGGCAACTTGTTCTCATGGACAAAGACATTGCCGCAGGATGGTATGCCACCGAAGACGGAACGACAACATCCGTGGCGCACTGGTTAGACGAAGAAGATTTTCGTGGAAATGGTGGTGTCATGAATCACGAAACCGTCGAAAGTATTTCAAAGCGTCGTAAACCATTCACCGTGGACTACACCGGATTTGGATGGGTACTCATTAAACACGGAGTATTCGAACATCCCGAAATGAAATATCCATGGTTTGCTCCAAAGATGCAGGTCTTTGAATCAGGACAGGTTCAGGACATGTGCGGAGAAGATGTATCTTTCTGCCTGGATGCAAAAGACGCCGGTTTTGAAATTTGGTGCGACCCTCGTATTCGAGTCGGTCACGAAAAATCAAGAATTATTTGATAGAATGGCAGAAACTTACAATATTCTTTGTAGAGGGAAAAAAATTTTTACATCCCTCTCAGAAGAAGAATATTTCGATATCATGGAGAATCTGTCGATACAGTTTTATCAGACAGGTTCTCCAAGACCAGAAGATCTTGAAACTGAAATTTTAATGGAGAGTAACTTATGGCTACAAAAGCAAAAGGTGGACTGAATAAAAACAGTTCTTATATTCCGGGGCCTCCTAAGAAATCTCGTCAAGGAGCAGGTGGAGGAACTAAGTATGCCGCCAGTTCTCGTAATGGAGCACGTAAAAAATACAGAGGACAGGGTAAAGGTTAATGTATCTATTAGACGGTAATGATGAATGGAATCACATTCATTCATCAGACCTCTGGGTATATAATAAACTATTTTTAAGTCGGGTTTTGGGTTATACTTGTGGTCCCATTGGAACCACGGTTCCCAATCCCGACTTTTATATTGTTCGTCCATCATTTAATTTGTTGGGCATGGGTCGTTTTGCTCGTAGAGAATGGATCGAAAAATATACGGATCACATTCATCCGGCAGGAATTTTACATCAAATAAATAAATTTTTTGTATTTTTAGAATTGGAACGCTTTTCAATGGGTAAACATCTCCTTTTGGAGGTCTATAATGTCGATTTTTCCCTTATTAATGACGTAAATTCTCTTCAGAACGTCATGATAAAGGGTATTAATCGTGCAAGAATGACAATCTTGAACACATTTTCACATTGTTTTCTTCCTCAGGGATGCACCGTGGTCATTGCTCTTGCCGAAAGTCATGTTTCTTGTCATACATGGCCTGAAAAAGGTTGTCTGGCAGTTGATGTTTACACCTGTGGTGAAGGAAATCCTCGTTTAATAGCTCTTGAAATTCTAAAATACTTAAATTCAGACACGTATTCTCTTCGGGATCTGGATCGTTAAATAGAAATAAGGAGATAGCAACCTCCTTTATAAAAGTTCTGTTTTATTCATTAAAACAGGAGCTAAAATGTCCAATTTACCAGTAGATAGAGACGAAAACCACATGTACGAAATGTGGGGTACTAAAAGATTAATTACAGATTATAATTCGATTTCACAAAAAAGAGTAATTCAAGAAGTTATGCACGATCTGGCACCAAAGCACGATTTAAAAAAACAAGTAGAACTTCATGAAAAAATTAGAAATGATGATGATTATGATGATTGGGAGTACGGTACCGAGCCCACATATGGATCTCCCTGGAAATAGTAATAAATATATAAAGAAATTTTAATCTCAATGGCAATAACCAGGATATCTAGATCATTTAAAGATATTAGTTTATCCTTTGATCCTCATCCGGTGACTAAGGATCTGCCCGTACTGACAAATGAAAGAGCGATTATTCGATCAATTCGAAATTTGGTTCAGACAATACCAACCGAAAGATTTTTTAATTCTACAATCGGATCAAATGTAATATCAAGTTTGTTTGAATTTGTAGACTATGCAACATCTTCTTTAATTGAAAGTCAAATCATAGAGGTTATTCAAAATTATGAACCAAGAGTTAACAATGTTTTGGTTCAGGCAGATCCAAAACCAGATACAAATGAATTCGAGGTCACGGTTACATTCAATATTATAGGACAAGAAATTCCAACTCAACAGTTCTCATTCATATTTGAGGCAACAAGATAAAATGCCTTTCACCAAATTTACAAATCTAGACTTTGATCAGATAAGGACTTCTATTAAAGATTATCTCAGAGCAAATTCCAATTTTACGGATTTTGATTTTGAGGGATCTAATTTTTCCGTATTAATTGATACTCTTGCGTATAATACCTACATTACGGCATTTAATGCAAATTTAATTGTAAATGAATCATTTTTAGATTCGGCAACCGTAAGAGAGAACGTGGTTTCTCTTGCAAGAAATATTGGTTATGTTCCAAGATCAAGAACCGCATCAAATGCGATTGTTTCTTTTTCGGCAGAACCAAAAAGTTTAACAAAAACTTTAACCTTACAGTCTGGATTGGTATGTACCGGATCCGCCAGTGGAACTTCATATATTTTTTCTATTCCCGATAATATCACATCTTCTGTGGTAAATGGAGTTGCAAATTTTAATAATCTTTCAATCAAACAAGGAACATTTTTAACAAAGCAATTTGCCGTTGATGGATCTCTGGATCAAAGATTTATTTTAGACAATCCATATATTGATACTTCTACAATTCGAGTTTATGTAAAAGGAGTATCTGATAGTGGTCTTGGGAAGTCTTATCAACTTGTCGATAATATTTTTCAAATCAATTCAAATTCAAAAATTTATTTAATTCAAGAAATAAAAGACGAGAAATATGAACTTCTTTTTGGTGATGGAATAATTGGATCTAAATTAGAAAATGGATCTGTAATTACTGTTACTTACATTGTAACAGACGGAAAGGAAGGTAATGGATCAGAATCTTTTACTTTTGCCGGAACATTTAGAAATGAAAATGATGGAATAGAAGAACTTGATAATACTATAGTAATTAATACGATTCAATCATCACAAAATGGTTCTGATATTGAGTCCGTAGATTCTATTAAACGTTTTGCTCCTAGATTATATTCATCTCAGTATAGAGCCGTAACATCAAGAGATTATGAGTCTATTATAAAATCTGTAATATTTCCAGAATCAGAATCTGTTTCTGTTATTGGTGGAGAAGATTTAGATCCTCCGGAGTATGGTAAAGTTTTTATTAGTATTAAACCAAAAAATGGAACATTTGTTTCTGATTTTAACAAGCAACAAATTAAAAATAAGTTAAAACAATATAATATTACAGGAATCGATCCTGAAATAATAGATCTAAAAATACTTTATGTTGAGATTGATTCGTCAATTTATTATAATTATGCCGAAGTTGCCAGTGTTGAAGATCTAAAAACTAAAATTATTAATTCACTAAGTTCTTATGCTCAATCAACAGATTTAAATACTTTTGGCGGAAGATTTAAATATAGTAAAGTTTTACAGGTAATTGATAACACTGATACTGCAATTACCTCAAATATTACAAAAGTTAGAATCAGAAGGGATTTAAAGGCTCTAATTAATTCACCATCTCAATATGAAATTTGTTATGGAAATAAGTTTCATATTAATCCTGAAGGGAAAAATATTAAGTCCACGGGATTTAAAATTTTTGGCGAATCTGATATGGTGTATTTGACCGATACCCCAGATAAAAATTCCGATGGATCTTTAACGGGAACAGGAATAATTTCAGTTGTAAAGGAAGTTCCTGTTTTAGTTGATTCTTTTGAAGAAACTACATTTAAAACGCCGGTTGTTGTTCAATCTGCAGGAACAGTCAATTATGAAACTGGTGAAATTTTATTAGGAACATTGATTATTACTTCAACAGAATTGAATGATGACATTATTGAAATACAGGCATTTCCGGAATCAAATGATATTATTGGATTAAAAGATTTGTACTTATCTTTTAATATATCAGAAAGCACAATAAATATGGTTAAGGACGTTATTGCATCGGGTGATGATTTGTCTGGTGTCGTGTTCTCTAAGAATGATTATTATAGATCAAGTTACTCTAATGGAGCACTAAAGAGGAAGTAATATGGTACAAGGATTTGAATCCAGAATAAAGATACAGGAAATAATTGATAATCAATTGCCGGAATTTGTTTTAGACGAAAGTCCAAAACTATCAGAATTTTTAAAGCAATATTATATTTCCCAAGAATATCAAGGTGGACCAGTTGATATTCTGGAAAACTTGGATCAATATATAAAGTTTGATAATTTAACTCCGGAAGTGGTAGTAGGAACAACGACCCTTTCGGAAAATATTTCCTCGTCTGATGATATTATTAAAGTAACCACAACTAAAGGGTTTCCTCAAAAATATGGATTAATAAAAATTGATGATGAAATTATTACATATACTGGAATAACAACCAATACGTTCACTGGTTGCGTTCGCGGATTTTCTGGAATTACAAATTATCAGAGAGAATTAAATTATGAAGAACTAGTATTTTCAACCTCTGAATCGTCAAATCATACTGCATCATCAACAGTAGAAAACTTGAGTGTTCTTTTTCTTAAAGAATTTTATAAAAAAATCAAGTATACTTTATTACCAGAACTTCAAAATAAAGAATTTGTTTCTAATCTGAATGTTGGCAACTTTATTAAGGAAGTAAAAACTTTATATCAAACAAAAGGTACAGAAGAATCCTTTAGAATATTATTTAATGTTTTGTTTGGAGAAACACCAAAAGTTATTGATCATGAAAAATTTCTAATTAAACCATCGGCATCTACTTTTATTAGAAGAGAAATAGTTGTTGCCGATGCAATTTCTGGAAATCCATTTAAATTAGCAGGACAAACAATTTTTAAGTCTAATGATATTAACACTAGTGCATCAGTATCAGAAGTTGAAATAATTCAAAGAAAGGGTAAAACATATTACAAACTTTTTCTTTTTATTGGATTCAGTGATTATTTTCCTACAGTTTCTGGAACTTTCAATATTACCGGAAATACAAAGGTTTTAAATTCTGTAAGTATCGGTTCTTCAGTAATCAGCGTAGATTCAACTATAGGATTTCCAAATTCTGGAAAACTCTACACTGAAAATAACATAATTGAGTATACTGATAAAAGTATTAATCAATTTTTTGGATGCTCTGGAATTGTTTCTAACATAGAGACATCATCAATAATTTATTCTGAAGACACTTATTATGGATATGAAGATGGTGATTTATCTAAAAAAGTTGAATTTAGACTTACAGGAGTTTTGTCTAATTATGAAAGTAAGGATTTAGATTCCCCCGTTTCTGTGGGAGAGAAGATAACAATTAAAAATATTGGCGAAATCATTAACAATCCGATTGAGAATAAGACATACAAAGAAATTTTTGCAAATAGTTGGGTATATAACACCAGTAGTAGATTTGAAATTGAATCTTTTTCATCTGGACAAATATCTCAATTTGTATTAAAATCTGAAATTGATAAGTCTAATTTGAAAGTTGGAGATTACATTGAAATTCTTTATAAAGATTCTCAAGATGTGATTGAATCAAATCTAAGAATATCATCAATTGATAATAGACAAATTAATACTTTTGAAAGTTTTACTTTATCTCAAAATTTTAATTATGATATTCGTAGAAAAATTAAAAATGCAAATAGTTCTGTAGTACCACTAGAATTTGTTCCAATAATTTCTGAAGTACAAAATGTATATAATGAAAATGATGATTACATGTATGTTGCATCAAATTCTTTACCTTCATATCAAATAACTAAAAACGTCTTTTCTTATAATGCAATTGGAGTAGATGAAGTAAGTTCAGAAACCGGTCTTTATTCAAGAATAACTTTTTCTCAAAGAGTATCTTTCATTACTGGAAGCGAGGTATACTATACACCATCAAACACTCCTATTTTTGGATTATCTGAAGGAGTGTATTATGTTGAGGTTTTACCTGGAGAACTTCAAATTAAACTATATTCCTCTAGATCCGTAATAGGAACAGTTAATTACTTAAGTTTTGGTAACTTAACAGAAGGATCTCACAACTTTAGATTAAATTCTCAAAAAGAAAGATTTATATCTCCTCAAAAAATATTAAGAAAATTCCCACTTTCAGTTAATAATTATGGATCAAAATCCAGTGTTACCGATCCTGGTGCTACTGGCATTTTAATCAATGGTGTTGAAATTTTTAATTATAAGTCCAGTGATAAAATTTACTATGGAGGAATAGAGTCTGTTAGAGTTTTAAATGGTGGTAAAAATTATGATGTTATAAATCCCCCTCTTTTAAGTCTTTCCTCCGGTGATGCCTTAGTTCAACCGGTAGTGAGTGGTAGTATTGAAAAAATATATGTTGATCCACAGGACTTTGACATTGATGTTGTTGTTTCAGTTTCTCTTAGTGGAGGAAATGGATCTGGATCTTCATTTGAACCTGTTGTAGAAAGAAGAGTAAGAGAAATAGAATTTGATGCCAGACAACTAACTGAAGGTGGTGGAGTTGATATCATAAATGAAACCATTACATTTACTTCAAATCATGGATTAATTGATGGTCAACCCATTGTTTATAGATCGGAAAATAATCCTCTTCTAGGAATAGGTAATTTTAATGGAAATAATTCCAATACCGGATTTATTTTAAAGAATGGAGCAACTTATTATACAAAATACGTTAGTGATACAACAATTCAACTTTATCAATCTATTTTAGATTATAGAACTGGAATCAATACGGTTGGATTTACTACCATTGGAACATCAGG